CGGACGCTGCCAACCCCAGCGCGAAGATCGCGTTCTGGAAGGCCACGATGGCCCGCCTGCCGCTGAATGTTCCGACCGTGGCGCAGCACACCGTGACCGATGAGGGTGGCGAAACCCTCGACCCCAAGGTGGCGACCGCTCGTGCGGTGCATGAGGCCGCTGGCGACCTCGCCAAGTTCAAGCAACTGTTCGCAAAGTACACGGGCCAGAAGGCCTAATCGAAAGGACAAAAGACAATGGGATCTTTCTCTGATACTCCGGCACTCATCGCAGGCGGCACGATTGCCCCCTTCCGTTTCGTCAAGCCCTCGACGGCTGCTGACGATACTGGCCTTCAGCAGACCGCTGGCACGCTGGCTTGCCTCGGCGTGACCGATGGCAGCACCAAGGCTTTCAACAGCGCGAACCACGCCGAGAGCGGCGACCCCATCACCCTTCAGGGTGGCGATGTCGTGCTGGTCGAGGTTGGTAGCGGTGGCGTGACTCGCGGCGACACGCTGGAGTCCGACAGCAGCGGCAAGGCCATCACGGGCCTGACTACCACCACGACTCGTCGCTATCAGGCCTATGTGGCCCTTCAGAGCGGCGCGGCTGGTGAAATCGTTCGTGCGGCTCGCGTGGCGGGCTGGAACTACTACGCCTGATCCAACGACCCAAGAACAAAAGGAGCAATGAACAATGGCTGAATACGGTGTTGGTGGTGGACTGAATACCTTCGTCCCCACTTTCTCGCCCGCGACCGGGCAGATCCAGATTGAGTTCACTCGCAGCGTCAACCGCTTCCCCATCACGCAGTACGCGCAGATTGTGCCCGTGCAGCAGATGAGCGGCTACTACCTGCGTATCGACGAGGAGGAGACTGCTCGCGTGGTCAACACGCAGGATCTCCAGTGGCCTCTGGGTGAGGATCGCCCGACTGGTATCAACTCTGATTTTGAGTTCAACCAGTTCACTTGCCAGCGTTTCCAGACCTCGTTCAACATCCCGCAGGAGACTGCGCGTCAGGCTCAATGGGACATCACCGCTTCGCACGCTCGCATTGCTGCTGCGAAGATGATGACTCACCGCGCTTACCGCGCTGCGACCACGCTGACCACCGCAGGCAACTGGACTACGAGCGTGAACTACTTTGCTGCTGCAACCGATCTGGTGAGCGGCCTCACGAACGGCATTCAGGGCACGGACGGCGTGCAGGCGGTTGTGCGTGCGGCGATTGAGAAGATCGTGCAGAACACGGTCGGCGCAGTCGGCCCGCAGGACATTCTGATGATCGTGAACCCGATTACGGCTCGCCTGATGGCGACCAGCGACGGCGTGCGCGACTACATCAAGAACACTCCTCATGCTCTCAACTTCCTGAAGGGCGATGTGACCTTCGCGGCCTATGGCCTGCCTTCCAACCTGTTCGGTCTGGGTGGCGTGGTGGTTGATGACACCGTGCGCGTGTCCACCCGTAAGGGCGGCGCGAACACTCGCGGCTTCTTCTACGGCAGTTCGACTGCCCCCGGCATCGTGTTCGTGAGCCGTCCCGGTGGTCTGGTTGGCAACGAAGGCCCGTCCTTCAGCACGCTGACCACCTTCGCTTACGAGGACATGACCGTGGAGACGATGGAAGATCCGTGGAACCGTCGTGTGCGCGGCAGCGTGACCGACAACAGCGCGGTCGTGCTGACTGCCCCGCTGTCGGGTCTGTACATCGCCGACGGCAACTCCTGATCGGCTCTGACTCTGCAACTTCAGGGCCGCTCCGCTAACACCGGGGCGGCCCTATTTCATGGAGGACTGACCTATGGCAATGGCCCAACTTCTCTCCAACGCTAACTTCATCCTGTATGCGGACGAGCGACTGCTGAAGGAACTGGCGACCGACACCAACGCGGACGGCACGATTTCGTCGTCCACGATCATCACGGAAGCCCTGCTCCGTGGAGGCGAGGAGGTGGCTAGCGCAGCCACCCGGTCAAACGCTTATACCGTGACCGAATTGGAGGCTTTGGCGACCGACGGCAACGCGCTGGTGCGGGGGCTAGTGGCCGATCTGGCTCTGTGCTTCCTGTTTGAGCGTCGCGGCGGGGATGTGCCGGAGTCCGTCAAGGCCAAGGCCAACAGGGCGCAGGAGGCTCTAGGATCGCTCCGCGACGGCAAGCGGGTATTTGCCGTGGATGCCAACCGAGGGGCTGGTACGGCCTCTGTGGCCGTTATAACGGCTACCACACGGGGAAGCCTGCACATGGCCTCCGATGAATCGTTCTACCCGCCCCGACGCACGCAGGCGTACTGATGGATCTGAGCAAGGAACTGGTGCGGCGGCTTGGCAGCAAGGGGGCCAATGTGGCCCTTGTGCTGGTGAAGCAGGCCAAGCAGCGCATCCGAACGCGAGGCGCGGATGTGGGCGGCTATGCTCGCCTGTGGGCCGACACGGCCACCATCAAGGTTTGGAAGGGCCGGGGCAAGAACCGCAAGCAGGTCGATCTGCCCCACTACCGGGCTGGCGGCGTGCCGCTGGCCGACACGGGCAACCTCCTTCAGAGCCTGAACGGAACGATTCAGGAGATCCCGAACGGCGTGCGGCTATTCCTTCGCGGCCCGCTCTATGCGGTGTTTCAACACCACGGATTCAAGACGAGCGGCGGAAACTTCATTCCGTTCACTCGCGGTGCTGTCCGGCGCGACCCAAAGGCCATGAAGGCCAAGGAGTATCTGTATGCGAAGAGCGGCGTGACCGTCCCGGCTCGCCCCATCTTCGCCATGCCACCGACCGCGAAGACCGAGTTGGTTCGCGCTATTGCTCTCGCTCTGGGTGCGCGTTAGAATCAAATCAGGAGGAATACCAATGGCAGTAGCAATCGAAATCGTCGGCCCCCACACTATTTCTGTCGGCGGCTCTGTTTTGGGCCGTGGCGATAACGACGACCTGTTCCGCATTGAAGTGGAATACCAATACACGGATGTGTTCACCAACGAGAGCGGCACAATGCCTGCTGCGGCTATCCGTACTGGCACGAAGGCACAGGTGTACTTCTCGCTGGTGTCGATTGACCGCACGACTATCGCGGCAGCGGTTGATGCCACGGACGGTGGGCAGTCGCAGGCGTATTCGTGGTCGAAGGTGGGAACCGATGCCCAGAGCAGCACCGTCGCCATCGTGCTGACGGGTTCCAAGACCATCACGGTGTCCCGCGCTCGCCTGATCTCAATGAAGCAGCAGGACTTCGGCAACAAGGCTAGCCGCGTTGTGTTCCATTACGAGGCTCTGCCAGACCCGACCGACTACGATTCGGCTATCTTTACGGTCGCATGAGCAACGAAACCCAATTCATCTCGGAATACCCCGTCGGCGACAAGGCGTTCAAGATCGACGCGCTGCTGGTTCTGTCCGAACTCACCCTCGCGGGTGCGACGGACAATCCAACCTCGGAACAACTCATCAAGGCCGTCAAGGCTGCGGTGCGTCCTGTATCCGATGCTGACTTGATTACCAACGCCGAAGCCCACGCTCTTGCGCTGCGAGTGATGATGAGCCTGAAGCAACTGGGAAACGCTGGCGCACCGTAGCGATCTTCGCCGCAGTCTACGGTGTCACTCCGTGGCAGTTGCCACCCGAAGTGGCTTTGGGCCTGATGATGAATCTCGGCCTTGCAAACGCTTGGAAGACCGTACCTGTCGTGCAGGGTGTGGGCCTAGCGTTCGGAGGTAAGGATGCCATCAGTGGCTTCATGCCCACGCTCTTTGGACAAACTCCTAGCGTTCGGGAGCAGATTGCGGCATCATTTGGAGAAATGAGGACTAATCAATGGCAATCTCGCTAACTACGCTTTACAACCGACTTGGCAAACTGTTTGGTATTGCGAAGGCGCAGGTTGATGCGCGAAGCGCATTGCTGGATCGCGTAAAGGGCACTGGTTCTTATACGGGTGCTGGCCTTGATGGGCAGTATGACTCCAGCACGCGATACATGATTTCGGATGTGCTGTCGTACTTCCTGAATCTGTATTCCAGCACGGACACTTCAATCAGCAATGTGGTTCAGGGTGGAGTGAAGACCCTTACCGAAATGATTACCGCAGACAATCCTGCGATTCCCAAGGCAACAAATGCAGCACTCATCGAACTAAATCGGCAGATGCGAGCCGCTTCGACGTCATTGAAGGGAAACACGGTCAATGTAAGTGGCAGTGCCGTGAGTGGCACGGGCACGGGTTATGTGATGTTCTGCGGCCCGTATTCGCAGATGTCTGCAAGCGAAACCATTCGTGTTGAGTGCATTTCCGATGTGACCACTGGTGCTGTCGCTGGACGAGAATCATTCTCCGTTCGCGGCTCGCAGCGCGTGACCGATATCGGATCGTCGCTGTGGCCCGGTGGCAGCGGAGCGAATGTGAATCGCGTGTCAACGGATTTCACGGACAATCAGAACAAGGTCGTGAACGGAATGTTCTCGTCGTGGACTGGTGGCGTTCCGGATTCGTGGACGGTCGTTACTGGCGGTGCAGGAATCTCCCAGTTGGTAACGGGCACATTCCGCACCTCTAGCAACCTGAAGACCACGCTTGCTGCTGGCGGAACGACGGTCGAACTGCGTCAAACTTTGCCGCCCGTAACCGTCGCTCCCGGACAGCGCATTCTGTTTGGTGTTTACGCCAAGCAGATTTCAGGCACTTGCGGCAATGTCAACTTGTTCCTGATTGATGCCGTCACGAACACAACGCTTGCGTACAAGTATTTCGATGGCGGCGATTTTGCCGGATCGGATTGGGAATGGTGGTATACAAGCGTGCAGTTGCCGTATTCCGCACCGCCGACAAGCATGTATGTAAGCCTTGTGATTGATGCTCCCGGCACGGGAACTGCCGTAACTGGCTTCTCTGCGCTTGGCTGTTTCC